TCTTTACCGATTCGGATTTAATGGTCCGAAAACCGATGGAATGTTGGTTAATGTGTCCCGATTTGTAGAACTCAAGGACATCGTTGCCCCAGGTTGTGTTCGGGATATTAGTCACCCCAATCAGGAAATCTCCTTCGGTGTAGATTTCGGAGAATTTACCGACCGCCGACTTTAATGACGGGTTGTGATCAGTCAAGTGCCAAATCAGGTTCGCCCCTTTCGGTCCCCGTTCAGTCACGGTCTTTGTGTAGGCCCCGTGGTCAATGACATCGCCATCATGGTCCACATTGCCCATCTTGGAAATCGCCACCTTTACCCGGCGGTCATTCTCACTCACATCACGGACGCTATCCGCAATCAACTTTTGTTCAAAATATGTTTTCATGTTCATTGTTTCAAAGTAGGGGGCCAGACCCCAGTTTTACATTTTTGGTATTGCCCGTAGGCGGCTGGTCACCCCTTAGTTTTATAGGTACCCATGCTTTTTCTTATTAAACGGCCACGAGCATCCCGGCGAGGCATTGAGGCCCAAGTGCAACGGCAGTTGATTACCATTGCAGCCGAACCACCTGGAGCCAACGGATAGGCGATTCGCTCACCACTCCGAGGATCAACAAAGTCTGCCTCAAAATCCACGATTTGCCCATCCATATGATAGTGGTCCTTTTTGTCCTTCCGGTTCACACCCCTCGTCCGGGCATCCCGGAAGGAAAACCATTCTTTGGTCATTTCATACCCAAACCCCTCAGACACCACCGCCACACCGGCATTGGCCGCCCGGCCCACCTCAGTGCGGACAATCCTTTCGGCTTGCATCCGGGTGAATGTGTCCCTTTCAAGGATGCGGACGATTTCATCAACCGTCAGTTCCCTTTGAATACCATCGGACAAAACAAGGAGCAGATGGTCCCGGAGGGTTTGGCTGACCCCGAAGGTTGCATACTCCAATAAGGTCTCACGCAAAATTCGGATGATGTCGGCCATCCATTGCTCATTCTGACCAAGTGCCTTTTGCCCAACTTCCTGTTTCAATCTCCGGTTGGTTTGTTTCCCGTGAAACAATCCGACCTCCCGGTACATCGCCAACAACGGCTTTTGCAGTTGCTGGTTCAGGATAGTTTGACTCAAGTCTGCCTGTGCCTTGCGGATGCCTTTGGACCGCAAATCGTCAATCAAAGAACTCACGACCCCATCAAGGGCCTTTTTTATTTTGGGTCGGAACTTTACCTCAAACTTCCGATTCGCCCGGTTGTATTGAAGTAGGTATTTTTGTTTTTCCTTCCCATTCATCAGTCAATCGTTTCCTTAGTGCATCCCGTAAAAACTCCATTTTCCTCTGCCTCATCGCACACCTTTTTTCGTCCTTAGTTACGGGATAGCGGTCATATATCATTTTCTCTATCTCGGTCATCGTTGTTGTTTTCCTCATCTTGTTCCTCCATTGCCCACTCACTTAATGGCATACCCATCTCAGGGGTAACCCACGGTTCGTCAAACAAAGGATTGTCAATGGTCTCAAGCCCTAACAAATTACGCTGCTCGTTCGGACTTAATCCCATCAACTTATTCACCCAAGTTGATTTTTCAACAATGTCTTCCTGTAATTCTGTGAACACCGTTTGGTCAAAGTCAACGAAATAACCCTTTCCGGCATATCCCCAATCTGTGTTCAACTTGCGGTTTAGGTGATTACGGAAGGAAACCAACAAAGGCATTGCACAACGTGTTGTGAGGGCCTTTTCGGCCTCTTTCACATTGTTATATGTAGAGGTCTCAGAATCCCCGACCAACTGAGCCGAAACCCCGTAAACCGAACAAAACCGCTTCATATCCCATTTCTCTGCCTCAATGATGGCTAAGTCAACCGGGGACAACCCGACCTCTTGCCACCCCAGTTTGTAACCACTCACACCAATGCGTCCGTGATTCTCCGCCCCTACCCATTCGCCACGGGTCAATTTTTCCTTTATAGCCTGGACCTGCTTTGCTGAGTCCATGATTGAGGCACCGCCATTTATTACACGGGGGTCATCCATGTATAGGACACCTTTGACACCCTGATTTTGAAACATGGCTGCCGATGCTCTGACGGCATCATTTGATCGTGATATTCGGCGAAGGGCTGATCTCAGGGGGGACATACCGTAGAGGTGCGACCCGTTGACATCCCATTGGTAGTTTTGATACTTGTCATGCAAAACCTGTTCCTTCGGAAAGTTCAGATTTGCCTCAACCGTCATCGTGTAACCGGCCTCAACAATCGGGAACACATTGGTCTTCGCTATGATACTTAACTGGTCGTAAGGTAAAACATGGAGGGCATAGGGTTTGCCCTGATTTGCCCCGGCATCCAACATCTCGGCCCAAATAGCCCGGCCACCAGTCAATAATTTGTACCCCGAACTCGCCGAAACCATGTCTTGCATAGTTTCGTAACTGTTGGGGTATTTCATCAACTCAGACAGGCGGTCCACCACAATCGGCTCCAATGCCTTGCGTTTCAGTTCTTGAGCCAACTTGATGTCCTCGGTGGTCATGTTCTTTTTCTGCATCAGACTTTGATAAGTCCGCATTGCCTTTTCGTCAATGACTTTGTACACCTCCCAATCAGGAAGGGCAACCTTGTCAGTTATTAACGAAACCACCGAATAGATGACATCGTTAACCTGATACCAATCAATGATGTAGTTGGTACGGTTGTCGGAAATGCCAACAAATGTGCCGTTTATCATGTTGTAACTGGCGAAGGGTTGCCCGATGTTGTTCATCTGCAACGCCTTTCCAGTTAATATATTCCAAGCATCTTGTAGCCGTCCCATCTTAGTATTTTACCAAGCCAAAACCTCAAATTTGGGCCTGTTTAGTTTCGTGTAGATAGCGTATCGCATAGCGTCAAGGCCGTGGTCATTGAACTTCACCGGGACCTCGTCCGGGTGGATTTTCCCATCCTTATCCAACTTCCATTTGTAGGACCGGATTTCCTTGATCAGGTTGGATGAATCCGAGGTGACGAAAAGAGGCATTGACTTGACCTTTTGTATCCCGGCCCAAACATCCTTTTCAGCGGGTTTGGCATTGTATCCGGCCCTCGTCAGTTCCTCAATGGTTTTCGGTTCGGCATTATCGCAAAACAATTCCTCATGCCGTTCAATCCCCAGGTCCTTCATCCGTTCAATCAGATCGTTGGTGGTCAGTTTGGTTTCGTAAAGTAACTCCTTGACAAACACGGCGTTTTCGTGAAACCTTACCTTGACAATTGCACTCGGCACATTGTAACCAAAGTCAACCCCGTAAACAACCTCCCCGATTTCGGGCATCTCAGACTGTTTCCAATGGGTGTACACAATCTCTTGCGTTGCACCCCTTTCGCCAAGTCCGAATACCTTCCATAAGTTCGGATCTGCATCCTTTAGACTTTCAATTTCCTCAACCTGTTCCTTTGGGAGGAATGGGTTGTCCTTGTAGGTCGAATGAATCAGGATGTTGCCTTCCTTATCAGCCACATCGTAAACCCAACTCATTTCGTCCACCGGGTTGAAGTCCAAAAAGATGGTCCGCTTTGTCCGGAGGGCCAGTTGGGTGTAGATTTGGAACGGAAGCAAATTTGCCTCATTGATGTACAAAATGTCACGGCCCGGTCCCCTGACCTTCCCGCTATCCTCGGCCCCAAAAAACTCAATGTACGACCCATTTGGGAAGTTGTAGATATTGTCGGTCTTGTTGAATGCCTCATCGGAATACAACCCGGCCTTTTCCAATATCTCCAAAATGTCCCGCCTTGCCCCCCGTTTAAGGTGTGGAAGGGATGGGCTGACCACCGAAATCGTCACCTTTTCCTTGTTCGCTATATAAAGAGCTAAAAGTTGACTAATTGAGTAGGTTTTCCCTGATCGGGTTGACCCCTGGTTCGCCAACACCCGGTATTTGCCTAAATCGTAGGCTTTACGATTCAGATCAAAGACCTTGGTTTTCTTTATTTCAACAGTTCGCATCTAATGGGGTGACATCGGTAAACACCAACTGCACACCACCTTCAACACGAACATCCTGTTCGGTTTTGTCCTTCCAACCCATGTTTTTCAAGGCAAAGATTGACCCTGTCGCATTGTTCTGCCTCAAAGCCGATTCGTACCCATTCTCAACAATTAAAAGACATCTTTTTATAGGGTACGAAAATTCGGGTTTATCACGATATGCGTATAGGGTGTCTTTTGATTCAAACCCAAGGGCAAGGCAAAGTCCGGTGACTGTTGGGGTTTCCCCTTCCTTTACCGATTCAATCCATGCGTCAATGTGTGGTTGAATCTCGTCTGCTGTTTGATATATTGGTGGTCTGCCTGCTGGCATGGTTTATCGTTTTTTCGCCCGTTTAGGCATCTTTTTGCCTTTACTGGCCCGGTTCCATTCCTCCACATTGACCCCTTGTTTTTCAAGTTGTTTTTTGTGGATATTGAAAAACGCTGCTTGGGCTTTAGATTTGTAAGGCATTAGGCTCCTATTTTACCGCATTTCCAAAGGACCTTCCGGGACCAATAGTTCGCACTCATCTTGTCCCCGACTCCTTTAATTCCTCCGCTTCGCTGGCAGTAATTTTCCCGCCGGGCCTTGCTTCGGTGTTGTCGGAAGTCTTGCATTGTTGCATCCCCGAAATGGATGATTTTTTCCTTTCCACCCTCACACGCCTTGACCA